TACAGATACAAAGAACATCAATTTTACAAATAGGAGATATAAAATGGAACGCGATAATACTACTGTAGTGGCAAACGTGCTGATTAATGGGATGACAGAAGAAGAAGTGTTCCAATCTCGTTGTAACCTGGAGCGTATGCTTCCTGTTTTCGGTGTAAAGCTGGAAGATGAAGACATTCTGTGGAAGATTGAATATATTGACCACGAAGAATATCTGATGTTGTCTTTAGTCGTCTGTCGTGAGTATTGGTTACTCTACACAGAGAACAAAGAGGCAATGCATACCGGCATCACAGCCGCACAACCAGCTATTTATCGGGAGGTACATTAATGGGTGACGTAATTAAGGTAGACTTCAATCGTAAAAAGAAGATTGAAAAGTTCACAGTTAAAAAATACCTGTGCGCAAACTGCCTGAAAGACACTATTCACGATAGCCGGAAACAACCTTATGATCCGTTTATCAGTTTTGAAAAGAATAGCTCTCAGGGTTTGTGTAAAGAATGTGCAATCAAAGTAGCGGGGGCTGTAGAAGATGAAGGATGGTAAGGTAGTTGACCGCTGGGATGACCTCAGCACTATCAGTACAGATAAGCTGATTAAACTTCGTGACGTTGCAACAGATAACGTTCGTGAACTAGGAGCAGCGCTCGAAGATGAAAGGATGTTACTTATCAATGTATTATCGGAGATTAAGTCCCGCTCTTAAGATTGATAGGTAAAACCGATTTCCCATCAAACACTTTTGGTGGTAGTATTAAGAAGTGGAGAGAAAACCTCTCCACATTTTTGTAGGAGGACGTTATCAGCATCTATCACATCACCCCTTATCATACAGGGGATATCGGCAAAGCAATCAACGAGACAATCAGTAGCCTTCCCGATGACTCTTGGATCTGCTTAAGAGACACAGATACAATGTTTCTTCATCCCCAACAGGGAGCTTGGATTGAGCAACTAGTCGCATCAAATCCTGAGTTTGACCTTATCGGATGTGCAACAAACCGCTTAGGCGGTACATATCAACTATTCGACCGTAGACGTAGCGAGAACCCAGATATTCTCTTTCATATGGATCTTGCGGTTCAAGCCTACGAAGAACACAAACTTCAAATTGAAGAAGTCCCTGATGACCAAGTGTTAGCTGGAATGTTCCTGCTGTTCAGAAAGTCATTATGGAAAGATTTTCCTATTGAAGAGAAATCTATTCAGTTTGATATTATTTTGTCTGAGAAGTTAAAGAAGGCAGGAAAGCGTCTAGGCATTGCCCGAGGTATTTATATTTTCCACCTATATCGATTAGGTGCAGAAGATCCTCAACGTGCGATTAGCCATCTGATGCATTGCCAAGACTTCTCCAAAGTGTACACACCAGGAGAATCAAATGTCTAAGATTGGTATTGGAGTAATTACAGTGGGCAAACGTCCACTCCCAGATTATCGTTTACGCGAGGGTGATCTGTTCGAAGTATTCAATGATACAGAGCGGAAGGGTGCTGCTTATGGCAGAAACTTCCTGATGAATAAGTTTTACGAGGAAGGCTGCGATTACTGGTTTATCTTCGATGACGATGTTCATCCTGCGATGGATGGTTGGCAGGATTACTTTGTCTCTCAGGCAGAGCAAGGCTGGGACTTCTTCGGAATGCCAGAGTATTTTAAAGATCCTATTGTCGGCGGTAATGGTGGAGAAATTCTAGCCTTTGAACGTTGTCTCGTCCAGTTTGCACTGTACTCACGTAAACTCGTAGAGACGGCTGGCTTCTATCGTCGCTTCACAAATGCTTACGGCTTCGAAGATACTGAATATGTATACCGTATCCAAGAGTTGCAGAAAGCAGGGTTGCTTAACCAAGGTATCTACGGATTCCCTTGTCCAGTTCGTGTTATGGCTTACATTCATCCAGACGATGTTTTTGGTAATAATCCTACGCCTTATATCAATATGACAAAAGAGGCTAAGGAGTTTGGTGTTGGTCAGAATGTAGATGAATATCATAAGTCGCTGGAGGACGTTAGAAATGGAAAAGTTTACTGGTCATACGCAGAAGCCCAAGGAATTTGATCTGTTCTTAGATCTGAAACCGAACAGTAGCTGTGATTATCATCGTGTCACAATGCCTCTATATGATAGCGGGGCTGTGTTCAGTCCTAGAGCGGATATCCTGGTGTTCAATAGGATCTTCTCAGGTGGTTTGGATCTCTTGGAGCGTATGAAGGCTCAAGGAGTTAAAATTGTTGTGGATTGGGATGACTTCTTTGAGTTAGACCCTTCGCATTATCTGTACAACGCATTCTCAGCAACAGACTTTGCAGGACAGGCGATTGCATACCTAAAACTTGCAGACGTTGTGACGGTCACTACAGAGGTTTTAGCATCGAAGTTGAGACCCTATCACAAGAACATTGTTGTGATTAGAAATAGCTTGCCTTTCGATAAGAGTCAGTTTACTCTAAGCCTCAACAAAACCTCCAGTACTCCGGTGGTTTGGGCAGGTGGAGCTTCTCACGCAGGAGATCTACAGGCTGTAGCTTGGGCATTAGATGATAATAATCTCCTGACGTTAGCTGGCTATGAGGACATTAATAGAGTTGCAATAGGATCTCACAAGGAAGCCTCAGCGAAAGAGTGGCTAAAGATCAAGGCTTCTTTCGAAGGAGTAAACTTAGTGAATGCTGTAGCGGATATCAAAAACTATATGCAGGTTTATGATGGACACCGCTTAGCTATTGCCCCTTTAATGGATAATAAGTTTAATAGCTGTAAATCTAACTTAAAGATCTTAGAAGCAGGTGCAAAAGGATTACCAATTATTTGTTCCCGAGTATTACCATATTTCAATCCCATTGATGAACCTTTCGTTGATTACGCAAGCAAAACTTGGGAGTGGGAACAGGAGTTGAATCGTTACCTTAATAATCCTTCCTACTGCGAAGATCGTGGTGCTGCATTGGCAGAGCACGTTAGATTACATTACTCACTGGATGATGCTAATGAACTTAGACGCCAGGTATATGAGAGTTTAAAATAAGGGCTTCGGCCCTTTAAGAGGAGAAAAATGCCTAAGATTTTAGTTGATGATCGCGGCGCTGCTGAACTCAGTGTATGCGACTACCATCGTATCTATTTGCCCTACCTTACAGGTGATAACTTCACCACTAAATCGGATATCTATGTCTTTAATGGTCTACCAACACACGGTAGAGAAGGCATTACTAAACTGAGAGAAGCAGGTTTCAAGATTGTAATGGATCTTGATGACAGCCTTGACCTCCCTATTGACCACGTACTGTGGCCTGTCTTTAACTCCGGCATCCGTGCAGAGCTGATCTGGTGTTTGCAGAATAGTGATGTTGTGCTAACAACCACTAGTCGTCTGGCAGAAGAATTGTCTCAGTACAATAAGAACGTATTTATTGTTCCAAATGGCTTGCCTTTTGATGAGAAAGGGTTTACACTATCCGAGGATAAAAAATCCAAGTCCTACTTTGTTTGGGCGGGTAGTGAGACGCACAAGAATGATCTGAGGGAACTCCCTGATCTGGGCGACAGACTTACCGTTTGTGGCTACAAGACAGACGCCTCAGAGCCTGTGGCGAAGCAGGAGTGGATGGATATATCTAAGAACATTCTGCCTTACGCTAAATATGAGCATCATCGTTCTCTTGACAGCTATATGCAAGCCTATGACGGTCACGCTGTATCCTTGGCTCCTTTAGAAGATTCAAACTTCAACAGGTCTAAGAGCAACCTGAAAATACTTGAGGCTGGTGCCAAGGGTTTGCCTATTATCTGCTCCAAGGTGGATTGCTATGATGACGAAACGTTGTCTGATTACCTGCTATATGCAAAAGATATAATGCAGTGGGAAGATATGACTTCTCTGTTATATACTTCACCTGATTTTGCAGAGGAAGTTGGAAAGGGCTTAGCGGAACACGTTCGCAAGCATTACACGATTAAACAGATGAATGATATTCGTCGAGATATTTTTAAGGGGATTTAATGTACGTAACTTATGATTTTGATTATAAAACTGACCTGGGCGAAAAGATTCAGGTAGAAGTGGCTTGTGAATATAATGCACCAGACCCTTATTGTGTAGATAGCGATTGGGATTATCAAGGTGGTTTCTTTGTCGATATTATTTCTCTCACTCAAGACGGTAAGCCTTGGGCTGGATATGTCAGTAAAGAAGAGTTGATGCGAGAGCTTCAAGCAAAATTACGTGAAGATGCTATTGAAAACGTTATGTACGATAATGAGGGATTCTAATAAGTAAGGAGTAGTAATGGGCTTCATCATTAAGAAGTATGGCGTAGAAGTTGATTTATCACGAGAAGGGCATCAGGCTTGCCCCCGTTGCGTAAGCAAGGGAAGGGATCGTTCAGGAAATAACCTTATGGTATATGGCTTGGATTCAGATGAAGAACATAAAGGTGGATTCTGTTTCTCTTGTGAATACACCATCCCGAGTCAAAAATGGTTAAGAGAAAATGGTCAAGAACTAGAAGAAGAGGAAGAAATAGTGGGAAGAGAATTCAATGCTGAGATTCACAAAAAGTTAAAGGAGATTACTGGTACACACCCTAAAAACTACCGTGGTATTCGAGAGGATATTTCAAAGCCTCTTGGTGTTCGGTACGAATATGCAAGTGATGGTAGTATCTTCCGCACCTATTATCCTGTGACAAAGGGATATGAGATTGCAGGTTATAAGGTGAGAGAACACCCTAAAGAATTTGCACACCCTGGCCCTCTGGGTGAAACAGGTAAAGAATGTGACCTGTTTGGTCAGTTCAAATACCGTAATGCTTCCGGTACAATCCTGATTGTAGGTGGTGAGCACGATCAACTGGCGGCTGTACAGCTACTGAAAGACAACGATCCTGCTGGTAAATACCCAGAGATTGCTGTAGTATCAGGAACTTGTGGTGAGACTTCTCTTCATCGTCAACTACAGAGTCAGTATAACTTCTTGAATCAGTTCAAGAAAATCATTCTCTGTCTGGATAATGATAAAGCTGGTCAAGAAGCGATGGAGAAGTGTGTTAAAGTACTGCCTCGTAACCGTGTCTACGTGATGACTTTGGACTGCAAAGATCCAAATCAGGCGCTGGAAGACGGAAAGAAAGATCACTTTATGACTCAGTTCTTCAAGTCTAAGCTGTATACTCCAGCAGGTGTTTATGCCTCGAATATGCTGTTTGAAGCTGCGCTTGAGTGTATGGATGCACAGATTATCACGCTGCCAGCGTTTATGCGTGTTGCTGCAAATATGCTTGGTGGTGGTTTGGTGCGAGAAGAGATTACTGTTATCCTGGCTAAAACCAGTATCGGTAAAACTCTATTGGTGAACGAAGTAACGAAGCATATCATTGTAGAGCATCCTGAGGATGTTTTAGGTATCCTGTCACTGGAAGCCACATACAAGAAATACTCTCGTAACTTGCTTTCTTCTTATCTGCATATTCCTCTGCACAGGAAGACACCAGAAGAACGGGAAGCTATCTTGCTGGATAACGAACAACGCATTCGTGCATTCTATGAACGTCCAGACGGTACTCCAAAGTTCTTTGTCTGTGATGACCGTGGAGCAAGCGTTGAGAGTGTTAAAGAGAAAGTGCTGGAGATGGTTGTACACTACGGTGTAACAATTCTGGTCATTGACCCATACTCAGACTTACTCTCAGGTATGGATGTTCGTGAGCAGGAGGAATTGGCTACTTGGTTGAAGCGTATTATGAAAGAGTACGGCATCACCATTATCGTGATTTCTCACGTTAAGAAGTCAGCTAACGGTAACAATGAGCACATCACCGAAGATGACACAATGGGCAGTAGCTTCCTTGCTAAAGGTGCAGGCATCACAATTGCACTTGAACGTGATAAAGCAGCGGAAGATCCGATTGAACGTAACACAACAAACTGTTTCATCCTGAAAAACCGTGAGTTTTCTGAGACAGGTGCTGCGGGTAACTTCTACTACGATATCAAAACAGCTACGCTGCACGATAAAGAGCAGTACTTTAGCAATCCCGCCAACATTGGCGGCGATATGAAGTTTTAATCTAATGGGGCGAAAGCCCCTTAAAGGAGTTTTAAAATGGCAGTGATGTTACGTGGTCTTTCGGTATATGATCCTTCTTCGGTTAGTGCTTATCTAGAAACAGAAGAGGGTGATGTTGCCCTTTATGGATTTGTTGCTGGAGAGAAGATTTACTACGAGCAAGGAGAAGTATTTATTTCTCTTCAAATGACAAGTGAATGCGTCCCTACCCTTCTAAAGCTGGAAGGTAGTGATGTTCGTATTCGTCTTGCTTCTAAGGGATCAGATAAAGAGGTTCTTTCTTGGTTCGATGGGCACTCGGGTACGCTGGAAACTTACCGTGTTGGACTAGTAGGATCAGAAGTTCCTACAGCACTATTTAAAATTTCGGAGTATTGACAGAGCAGAGGGGTTTAGTGTATACTCTGCCCCCTAATAAATAACAAAAGGAGAGGAAATGATTGGTGATATTCCCCTGAATACCTATACTTGGGATATTGAGGCAACAGACTTACTGCGAGAATCGTCTATCGACTACAAGCAGAGTCCTTATCGACTGCGGGACAGCTTCGGTATGCACTGTATTGTGCTGGAGAACCACGAAAGCGGAGAGATTGTCGGCTTCCACGATGGTGATAAGTATGTCTTTGATGGTCGTCCTTATACTGAATCTGACGATAAGTACACATACGAGTTGAAAGAATACGTTCCAGTGGACTATACTCACTTTCCTCTTAGTATGTTTATTGATTTTGTCAATCATACAGGTTACTTTGCAGATAAACCTGAGTATAAAGTTGAACGTGCCATTGGTCATAACACCATTAACTATGACTTCTTAGCCGTTAAGCTGTTCTACAAGCTGAACTACAGTGTTAAATACAACACTTGGGGCGATAGTAACGTAGAAATTATCGACTCAATGATTCTGAGTAAGGTGTTAAACCCAGATCGCTTCGGTGGTCACAGCCTGGACGCACTATCACAGAAAGCAGGTGGTGATGTAAAACGTGATTTCCGTAAAGAGATTCCTGTAGAAGATCGATTTAAGACTTTTGCTGCGGATATGATGTATTACTGTATCTACGACAACAAGGCTAACACCGCTGTATATCGTATGTTGCAAGAAGAGTGGGGCGATTATGACAAGTGGTTAGACCCGTTCATCCTTGAGCAGCGTGTAGCTGACATTATCACTCGACAGGAACACCGTGGCTTTGCCTTCGATATGAAGAAAGCAGAAGCTAACATTAATGATCTTGATGAAAAGATGGAGGAGCGCCGTCAACGTGCAGAGCCTATTCTTCCACCTAAGCCTGCCACTAAGGGTTATCTGAAAGATTTTATTCCACCTAAGTTGCAGTTCAAGAAGAACGGAGAACCTACGTCCAACATTATCAAGTTTGCTGCAAAACACGGCGGTGAATTAGTAGGTGATGGTAATGGTGGTTACATCTTGAAAGCGCTAGGTAAAGAGTTTACATTACCGCTCGAAGCCGAAGTTCCGATTTGTGATCCTAACGTTCCGGCTACGCTGAACGATACAACGCACATTAAAAACTGGCTCGTTGGTTTGGGATGGAATCCAAGTGAGTACAAGGATAAAGACATTACTTTGAAGTCCGGCACCAAGAACCGAAAGGAAGATGCTGCGATGGAAAAAGGTATTCAGGACTATCTGAAACAAACCTTTGAATCTAACTTCCTGAATGATCGTTGTGAACATCTGGAATGTACACCAGACCGCCTAGAAGCCACTCTAAGAGCACGTATCGCAAAAGGGCGTGGTGTTAAGGTAAGAACTAATCCTAGCTTTACAAAGGGCCAGGAGAAAGAGATTTGCCCTAACCTATCACTGATTGCAGAGCAGTTCCCGTTTGCAATCGACATTGTGGAATACCTGACATTCAAGCATCGTCGTAACTCTATCTTGGGCGGTGGTGTTGATTGGGATGATCCAGAGGAAGAGCCAGATAAAGGTTATGTTGCTGCGGTAAGGGCTGATGGTCGAATCCCTACACCTGCGGCTACGTGTGATGCGGCAACAAGCCGTATGAAGCACAGGTCAGTGGCAAACATTCCTCGCGTTACTTCGCTGTATGGTGAACAGATGCGTAGTTTGTTTGGAGCAGATACACCTAACTACTTCCAAATCGGTTACGACTTTGATAGCCTTGAAGCACGTATCGAAGCGCACTACACTTGGAAATATGATGTTGAAGGTCAGCCATACTGCAACTCATTGCTGTTGGATAAGCCCAACGATGTTCACACTAAGACTGCTGAAAAGATCTCTGAGATCCTCGGTAAGAAGTTTGAACGTGGCAGTGCTAAGGCAGTGAAATACGGTTGTACTTATGGTAGTCAGGCGGCTCGTGTTGCCAAGACTATCGGTAGTGACCTTTACACTGGTGAACTGGTGTTTGGAGGTTTCTGGGAAGCAGCGAAGCCTTTAGCAGATCTGAAAGAGAAGTTGTCTGCATACTGGACAGCAACAGGTAAAACTTACGTTCCTGGTATTGATGGTCGTAAAGTCCCTACTCGTTCCGCTCACGCTATCCTGAACTCTCTGTTCCAATCAGGCGGTGTTATTTGTGCTAAACGTGCAATGGTGTTGTATGATGACTACATTGAAGAAGAAGGTTTGCTGTGTGACTTCTTTGTTGACGATTGGAAGAATATGCCTTTTGCTCAACA